AGGATCCAACTCAGATCCATACCACCTTGCTGGTCCAATGAACTGTCAAAAATCTCATCTAAGATAAGTAGATTAGTATCCACACTATTCTTAAGTTTAGCAATAGAACGCCAAGTAAGCAACAGAGCGATATCAATACGAGATTTCTCTCCTTCACTGAACGAATCATAAGAAAACACATCCCTATACCTAGACTTAATTATCTCCTCAAAGTTCTCGTTTAGTGTAAAGTTGACATAAAAGTCCATACTCTGCAGATACTGATTGATGAGTTGGTTCATCGCTGGAAGATAGGTCTTGATGATCCTAGTCTTGATACCATTGTCTTTCAACAATTGCGATGCCACTAATAGTGTATCACGGTCCTTACGGTTCTCTGCGAGTGTGCCACCCAATTGTTTTTTATTCTTAACAAGACCCTCAAGTTTTACAAACTCTGCTTTCTTGTCTGGGTTGCTACCTTCCAGTTCTTTAATCTCAGATTCGATATCAGAAATAGTTTTTCTGAGTGACGTGATCTGGAAGTTAGATTGACTGATAGAGTTGTTGATAGACATGACCTGACTTGACAACTCAGTAAATTTATTAAATTTAACTTCCTCTTCTCCTATAGCAGAAAGGATATCATTGTATCCTACAAGCATTTCATCAACCTTAGTCTTTCCAGACTCCAACTTTTCATCACGAAATTCTTCTGATAATTCCTGAGTACATGTAGGACACACATGATTTTTTTCAAAAAACTCATGTTCTTTTTTACATGTCTTTAATTTACCCTGAACTTTAATTAGAAAAGTGTTTAACTTCTTCAGTTTTGAAGTGCTGGTAGACACTGCTTCCATTTCTTTAGAATGTTTTTCAACTTCAGACGATAGTCGCGCAATTTCTTGGTGTTGAGTATTTTCATCTCCCAACAATTCAGCAATCTTATTCTCTTTACGAGTAATCTCTTCCTTAGTTTTCTTTTCTAACTCAAGCATATACTTCTTCTGGAGATCAATCTTCTCCGTCAAAAGATGTATCTCATAGTCAATCGTCTTAATGTCTTCGTTGTTTTCCCTGACTTTATCACGAAGAAGAATATTCATTGTAGAGAATACTTGAATGTCAAGGATGTCTTCTATAATCTCACGACGTTGTGCTAGAGGCAGACGCATGAATGGAACAAACGTAGAAGAACCAAGCACCACAATCTGTGTGAATGACTTGTAGTTCATCTTAAGAACATTATTCTCAAAGTTTTTCTGCTGTTCTACTAAAGAACTCTCCTGATTCCACAGTTCACCATTACAGTAAATCTCAAATACATTTGGTTTAACCCCCCGAACCAACTTGTATTCTTTCTTACCAATACTGAATTCAATTTCAGTAAGACAGTTTTTTTCATTGATACTGTTTACCAGCATCGGTTTGTTGATCTTACGAAATGGTTTTCCAAACAAAGAAAAGGTAAGAGCATCTAGAATAGTACTCTTACCTGCGCCATTTGATCCTATGATCAGATTGGTTTTTGATGTTCTTAAATCAACTTCACTAAAAACATTACCCGTCGAAAGAAAATTCTTCCAACGAATCTTTTTAAAAATAATCATTCTTCGGAATCATCAGGGGGAATTAAAAAATCATCAGCAGTAATAACAGAGAATTTATGACCGCGTTCTTGACATGCTGCTATTATAGCATGGTCGTCAATCTCTAGGATCTGCATGGGTGGATAATCTTCATCAATCTGTAGCATCATCAGATATCTGTCAGCATCTTCTTCTTCCTGAAATATAGGAATTACCCTATCCTCATCATCATCGAAGATAGAGTAAACACCATCAGGTTGATCTTCTAAAGTTACAATAAACATTAGACCACATTACAACTCTCAATATATAGAGATCTCATCAAACTCTTAAGATCAGATTTATCTACGGTCATTTCTACTTCATCAATATACTCATTAAGAAGTGTAAGAGTATCTTTAGTAGAAACTTCAAGATCTACCTGATCTTCGATATCAACTAGTGTCTCTACAATTTTAACATCATGGACACCTACGTTGTAAAGACGATCAACCAATGTTTCAAACATTTGGTAGTCTCGTTTTTCATTGACAACGATCTTGATGAACTTGTCTTTATAACTAGACACATCTTGTTTGTTGTAGTCCATACTGGAATCGTCATAGAAGATTTTGTCAAAGATCTCGTAGGGATTTGCGACAAACTTAAGTCGATCACTTTCAGTATCGTAGATATGGAATCCGCGAGCGTCTTTATAATCATTCCAATACATCTGGTAAGGGTTGCCTAGGTACTGGACGTTACCCTTTTTAGATTTATGGTGATAGTGTCCAGACCACACACGTTTAAAGCGATGGAATAAACCAGCATCCATACCATGATCCATCTTCATGCCGGGAGTAATCTCAAACCCAGAGAGTTCTAGATGACCGCAGCAGATATCTGCTTCGCTAGTATTAAGAAGATTTGTTATTCCCTCTATGTTTTCTTTGTTGATCCATGGCAACATCAAAAACTTTTTGTTACCAAGTTTCAGATGCTTGGGTTCAGAATAGATTGTGATGTTGTCATACTTCTCTAGTAGAAGTTCTGGTGAGTTAATACGATTGGTATTCTTGTAATAAGTGCAGTGATTACCAAGCAACATATGAACGTTATACTTTGCTAGTTTTTCAAAGTAATTTTCACGAACACGATGATAAGTATTATAGTCCATAGACTTTCGATTGTCGAAAGTGTCACCAAGATCAATGACAGTATCGATACCTTCTTTTTCAAGAGTTGGAAAGAATACATTATCATAAAATTTTTGAAAATAATTCCAGAACGTCAAAGAACCTTTGCGTCCATCAAGATGTTGATCTGTAATTAAAGCAATCTTCATAACTTACCACTCACTGTCCCATCATATCGTGCTGAGTATTTGCAGTTTGCCCAGTTAGTAGCGACACCTTCCAAGTGGAATGGCGTTCCGACCATGACAGATTCCCTCGTACCTCCTGTGACGATGCTCTCGCCATCCTCACCAAAGCTAGACCACGTTCCAAACCGTCTCTTCTCAACTCTAAACTTTCCATAGGGAGTTTCATACCATTCATAATTCATCGGTTCATTCTTGTCTCAATGTTTTCTTTGATGCTACCCATGTCAGAATACGATGCGTTCATACCAGACATTGTACCATCATACGAATCAGTATGCATCACTTCGTCATGTCCAGATCTCTCTAGGATCTTACCTTTGATCTCTAGTTGCTTTTTCTCTTTTTGAATACGACGTAAGAAAGCGTAATAGATAATTTGTGTGAAGTAAGCAAACGGGTTCTGAGATTTCTCTGGATTAAAGTTATCAATATACTGTAGGCAGTTCTCAATGCCATCACAGATCATGTCCTCACGGAACATGTAATTGACAAAGTTTGGTTTGTATGATAGGTGTGTAGCGATCTTAAGAAAGCACTCTCCAATGTAGTTGGTAACACGCGGTCGAGGTTTCTCTTCTTCTTTTGCTCTAATAACTTTATCGCGATACTCAGTAATGGCAGCAAGGAATTCCTTGTTGTTTACGTAGTATTCAGTTTGCTTTCGTTTTGCCATTACTGTGTATGCCACGGTTTATCTTACATTATCATAATATTAAGTATACCACTCTATGCCATTCTTGTCAAAGCTTGACAGATCCTCATAAACTCAGTAGAATAACTATGTCAGAGTTCAGAAGGGTTGTAGCTCTTAGCTTCTATTAAATAGATCTTCTAAAGACTTTTTCATTTCTTTTACTGATCCTAGGTATCCAGAATCTCTAGGTAATTTGTTTCCTCTTCCCGCTAGAGACTTTCCAGTCTCCATACGGAGGAGAGTTTTTTCATAGAAATCTACAATCTCACCTTCAATCTCAACCATAGTTAATACATGATTTCTGTTTATAACAAACATATTATCAAATGTAGCAGAGATCCATTCTTTCAAAGCAAAGCCTGTTACTTCTAACTGACCTTTTTTCTGTTTAGAATTTTCAACCACGAGGGGTCTCTCTAACATAATTTTATCTTCTTCACTAAGATAGCATACTTTAGATACTAACTCTTCACCGGATACTAATTTAATAGTTGCATAGAATTCTTCTTCCATATTTAATTTGCTCTAAGGTTTACTTTTATAACCTCATACTTAAAATTCTCTTCATTGTAAATGTTAACTCGTTCATTCAAATGTCTAAGGGTATAATTCTGACCGCCAATATCATCAGCGATATCGTATAAGGTTGCTATATCTTTACCTTCGCCTTTCCTGAGAACACGTCCGATAGATTGGAGGTTACGAATGCGCGACTTACTTGGGGAAGCAAAAATAATATTGTGTAGTCTTTTGATGTTAATCCCTGTAGAGAATGTGCCATAAGAAGCAATGATTACTGCATTGTTCTCAGTCTCAGTAAGTTGTCGGACTTGTTCTCTATCTTCTACATCAGTACCACCATGAACAAAAAATACTTTTCGCTCGGGGTCTATGGTGCTATTTATCAATTCCAAAAGTGGTTCACCATGCTTCTCGATATAGTTAAACAAGACAAGCGTGTTCCCTTCAATATCTTTTACTAAATTTTTGATGAGGTTATTTCTACCACGATGCTCTACTAAGTAATCAATTTCCTCATGATATGATTCAAAGTGTTGCGGAGCATGTTTGCAAAGTAGGATCTTTATCCTAAACTTAGAAAGATAACCTTCCTTAATTAGACTATCTGTTTTAGTGACTTGTTCACAATCACCAAACAATCCTTCCAACACCCACTTATGTGTCTTGGTGCCGTCTAGGGTGCCAGTAAAACCAAACCTATACTTAGCGTTGTGAAGTTTAGTCATGATTCCTGTGAGGGACTTCGACTTAAATAGGTGTGCCTCATCACCGATAACACAATCAATATCATCAAAGTATCTTTTTGGGAACTTGTAGATTGATTGCCAAGTGGATATAACAATTGGTTTATCCGTATTCTTATCCTTGCCGGAATATATCTTATGCACATGATCGTCAGCATTCCACCCGTAATCATTAAAGTCATTAACCATCTGTTCTACCAAGGACGTAGTAGGAACGATGATGAGCGTTTTCTTGTTGGTAGCAGTATAGTATCTCACGAGGGAATAGATCATCAAACTTTTTCCGCTGCCCGTAGGAGAAAGTAGAAGTTTTCTATTATTTTTAATTGCTTCGTAAACTGCACGATACTGATAAACTCTTGGTTTGATTTCAGATCGTGTAATTTTATTCATAAATGTTTCAATGCCTGCGTATGAAACAAAGTCGTTAGTTTCTCTGACTTCTCCATACCAGTCATTAGTTTCATACTCAACTTTATATTGTCGTTCATCAGCCCACACTTGTAGGTGCTTCATCAGACCACCATAAAGGTCGCCTGTACCAGGAGAGTACAGACGAATAGTTCCATCCCAGTATTTGTATCTGGGATTCTTCTTCAAGAACTTTGCTTCAGGAACTTCAAACGAAAAATAATCTGAGAGCTCCTGATGTACATGTGGCTCAGCAGATTGAATGGTAACGTATACTTCGTTTTTCTTTTTAATACTGAGGGTAGTCATCATTGTCCATTAACGAATTTCTCCCACTCAATGGCACTCTTGACCTGAAAACCTCTATTAGAAATTTGACGCATGACTTGATCCAACCAGTAAAGCATCTGGTCTAAGTATTTGATCTTTGCCTCAAGGTTGATGATTTCCTCATCTGCCTCAAGGTAAGTTCTCATTTTCTCTGAAGTCTTAATGCTTGATCCGAATGGTTTAGCAGCATAGGTCTTAGCATCTGCTTCGCCTGAGTAATACTCACGCTTATTCTTTACCAGTTTGCGGGTCTCAAATTCCAGCGAGGTCTTGATCTGCTGAATGTCAGTGTAATGGTTTAAGTATTTATTATGTTGGAAAGGGATGGATAATGCGAGTTGTCCCAGATCTGTGGTATACTGTTTGTTCTTAAACTGAAAGTCAACTGCAGAATCTTCTGCCCAGTCTTCTCTAAGTTTGTCAAATTTATTACGAAGAGTTTCAAAATTCATAGAGTTTTAAATTGTTTATCACGAATAAAAAATTGTTGATGTTTAAATGTAACTTCAGCAGTGATGTATTCTACATCTGTCATTGTAGCATCAAATTGTAACCCCGACAAACTGACAGGGAAGATATCTCTGTAGTCTATAACAAATGCTGGATTATATTGTGAGGTGACAATGTTAAGTTGTCCGTTGGTATAAATCTCTGACTCTTTTGTTGTGCGCTGCATTTGATCTGCGTTGCCATTGTCTCTAATCCATTTGTAAATACTGTTATAATTTACAAGATCTTCATCAACAATAAAACGCACAGAAAAATCCCCGAACGTTACACCACCGCTGGGAATGATAGGCAAGTTTCTAAAAGGACTTGCTACTTCCGTAACTGGCATTGAAACGTCGGGGATATTTGCTGTCTGACAGAAAAAGTCTACACCTTCAAATTTTTCTAATTTGAGTAGATAACCAATAGGGTTCAGGAAATTCCTATTAGTAGGTTGTTCCTTATACCATTCAGCAGACATGTCAACTTCCCAAGCTGATACTATTTATTGTATTTTCTTGAACCTGTTCTGCCGTTTCGTAGTTTATATTTAATACCAATCTTTTTGCTACATCAGTACACGAAACTCCTTGATGCAATAATCCGTTTTTAAAAATTACAACTCTATTTTGAACTGATTTAACTTTTTCTCCAGTGTCAAATTCTGTGTATCCATTGTTATCATTGATATACAATATTGCGGTATTACAATTAAATGATTCTTTTGTATTTTGAATACCGCTAGAAATATCAATATGAAAACCATGACCGATATGATTTTCGTTAGCAACTGTTAAATTTACTTTACATCTATGTAAATTTACAACTCCAAGTTTTTCAAATAAAGGTTTTAAAAATATTTCATCTTCCCCTAAAATATGACAAAATTGAATATTGTATTTGTCATCTAATATTAATTTTTTGTGCTTACGGAAATGCTCAGAAATTGCTCTGGAAGATAGTATTGTTGATTGTAACCAAGGCATATTTGGATCATCTAATTCAAATAGCAATCTAATAAAATCTTCTTTATCTAAAAAATTATCAATTATTTTCATCTTCATTATACCAAAAATCTTCCCAGTCTTTTACTGAATTGGTTACGTCTTCCCACTCTGGTTCATATAGAGGACATGGTTCTTCCATCAAAGTTTTAGTTTTCATTTTATTAATTCTTTTATGTAATATTTTTAAGTCCATTCGTCTTCCTCTTCTTCATCCCAAAATTCATAGGGACCATGTTGCATACGTTTTAGTTTATCAGTTTCAGCACGAAATGATGCTGTTTCTGTTATCCACATAGACAACTTGAGTATAATAAAAATAACCGCCATTGGCGATAAACACAAGAGTAATACTAATGAAGGATTCATTGGGCGTATTCGTTTATAATATCTAATATCTTATCTAGCGAATCATGAGCTCCGTCATACCATTGACCTGTCATGCCTTGTTTCGTTTCTTTATCATATAATTCAGTTTTTAATTTATATACTTTTGCAAGCATATCTGTTTTGTGTAAGCTACCACGGGGCATAACAATAGGGATTTACTACTTCTATTTAAGCACAAAAAAAGGGACCCCGCAGGGTCCCTGTGTTGATATCGTAACTATATCAGGCGAGGTTCGCAACACGAACACGTCTGTAGTACTGGTTCTTAGAAGCAGTAAGTGCTTCAGCATCAGGAGTTCCTGCAGAAGACTCAACGAAAGGATTGCTGACCATGCCGTAGCGGGTCTTGAAACCAATCTTAGGTTGGAAGGTCTGAGGATCGATGCTGCGAAGCATCTGGAGGGGAACGTAGGGGCAGTAGAATAGTCCTGCGTCATAAGGGGAAGAACCCTTATAACCAACTACGTAGTAGTGGGTGTTAGAAACGTTAGCAGAGTAAGGATCAACATAGACCTTAATGCGACCGTTCATGGTGCCGACTAGAAGGTTTCCGGTGTCATCAACATCACCGATGGAAGGACCACCAGAACCAGTTAGACCTGAGGAATAGTCGAGTGTGCCAGACATGGCAAGAGCAGAAGCAACGTCAGCAGAAGTGACGATGAAGTTGCCCTTTCCTCTACGAGTCTCTTGTGCGATAGCGTTAGCATCGCGCTCGATTTGGAACATAAGTCCTTTGAACTTCTCAACCGACCAACGACCGTTGCTGTCAACGTCGAGGTCAAATACACCAGCGTTAGCAACGTTGTTCTGAGCACCAGGCTTAGCAACGGTGTAAACGGTACGAACAACCTCACGGTTGATCTCAGCAAGGATTTCGCTAGACAATAGGTTAGCGAGTTCCTGCTCTGCATCAAGACCGTGGATTGCCTTAAGGTCTTGTGCCAATTCTAGAGTGTACTCAGCGCGAAGAGCTCTGGTCTTAGCAGTGACCGCAGTCTTCTCGATGCTGAAGTCCATTTCGTTGAACAAGGTCGAACCCGATCCAAGAACTTCTGCTGTTTCTCTAGCAATGTTGCCTGCTTGGCGCTCGTAGTTAGCAGCAGTTGTGCCGCCGCCAGTGGCGTCGTTAAGCAGACCAGGGTTAGCATCAGTCGTGCCGCCATCGCCAAGAGGAGATACGGGATCGTTGTAGGATGCAGGACCCTGTGTGTTTCCAGAGAAGTTGGTGTCAGGCTCGTTGTAGAGTGCCTCAGCGCCCGCTCTGGTGTTGTAGTGGCTCTTCATTGCGAAGATAAGTCCAGTAGGACCGCTCATGGGTTGAACGCCACAGATGTCGTAAGCAACCAAGTTGGGTGCTGCGCGACGGATAAGGTTGATCATTACAGGATCGAAACCTGCAAGTCCACCAGTCTTGGTGGTTAGACCAGAACCGCCTAGTGCTTGTCCACCAGCTGCGCTGATAGCTCCAACAGTACTAGCTTCGTTCATCATACCACGCTCTTCGCGTAGTGTCTTTTCTGTGTTTTCTAACAGAACAGCGGTAACAGCCTTTCTATAGTTGTCTTTGATGGCACCAGCGCCTTCATGACTTAGAACAGGAGACCACTTTTCGGTTAGAGCTTTTGAATTAAACATTTGTTTGCTCTTGTTTGAAAAATGTGGGGTTTATTATTAGGACCAGCGATCAAGTGCTTTCAGATACTGCGCCATTACTGGGTTAGAATCATCTACACCTTCGACTGGGGATTCATCAACAACTTCCGTTGGGGTAGCGATTGACTCTTTGAAGTAAGACTCCTTGATGGTCGTAACCTTCTTGGAGAATGACTCTTCCGAGACAAACTCTAGACCCTCAGCAAGTGCTGCGAGTTTTTCTTTCTGAGTATCTGCTAGTCCTTCTGACACGGTGGACAGAATATTGAGTTTGGCAGACTCATTAAGACGATTTTGTAATTTCACGTTTGCTTTGACCTGTTCGTCAAGGCGTGTTTCCATCTCACGAATAGATTCGGCCATACCTTCTACAACATCGACTTTCTCGTCGGGAATAGAAATGTAGTGCTCTTCAAAGAGACCCTTCAAACCTGCGATGAAGTCTGTAGTGATCTCATTTCTGATTCCACGGTCAATAGCAACTTGGTTTTGCTCCATCCATTGACCGATGGCATAGGACACTGTGCCGTCTACTTCCTCGGAAAGTTCTGCCTTAGCAGATGATACGTGCTTATCGAGTTCAGCAGCAAAGTGCTCTACAAGTTTGTCATACTCCTCAGAGATTTTCGCTTTGACAGCAGCCTCAAAAATGACTTTTGCTTTCTCAGCGAACTCTTCAGAGAGTTCTGTGCCTTCTACTAGAGCGGCAACATCAGCGGAAACATCAAGTTCTTCAAAGGAAGGCTTGATGGGGTAAGTAACAGCAGGTCCAGTACTAGTTGCGTATGCAACATCAGCACCAACGGTAGGCATAGGATCAGCACTACCGGCACGCTGTTGGGGATCGCCAGATACTTGCGAAATAGGTGCTGCCGCTTTAGCGCCAGGATTCTCTTCGCCGTCGTCATCATCCTCATTAGGAGCAGTGGAAGTTCCACCTAAATCTGCAGCAGCAGATTGTCCAGGAGCAACACCTGGTTGAACTGAAGGCATAGGATCCTTGCCGCCAGAACCAGTCTGCGCGTCAGAAACCTGAGAGGGTTCGCTACCAGCACCGGGGATAATGTTAGCAGAAACTGTTGGCATAGGATCGCCAGCTTCTACAATCACCTTTTGCTCGGTAACGAACTCCTCAAATTTTTCATTTAACATATCTGACATTTGAGATTACCTCGTAATTTTCCGTAAATAATTAATCTAAGTTTATTTATAAATCAAAGTTTTCCGAGGAAATCCTCAAACACCTTGAGTGTTCTCTCTTCTAACTCACGACGCGGAGCGCCATTGATATAACGTTGGTATTTATCAACTTTTGATTCCTTGAGAATACCGTTGTCCCATACCCATTCTTTACCTTCCATGATGCCATTTACAAAAGCATCAGGAGCAGAAGGATCTGCTACAATATCAGCAGCAGTTGTAAGCATGAAGTCATCACGAACTACTGAAGTATCTTCACGTTTTTCGATGCTTCCCATACCACGGGATGAAACACCTAACTGAACTCCTTCGCCAAGTAAAGACTTAGCAATCTGTCCCATGGGTGTATCAAGAATTTGTGCCTTACCAATGAAGTTATTTCCTTCAGCGCGAAGACTTGTAATTCTATGTGATACTCTATCAAGATTGATAGTAGGACCATCGGGATGTCCGAGTTCACCTAGAGCACGCTTTGATTTTACATACTCTTCGTTGTATCTCTCAACTTCATTGTTGAGAACATCGAAAGGATACATGCGACCATTACGGTTCTTTAGTTCTGACTGTAAAAATACTCCTTCAATATAAAGAAGTTTCTTTCCGTCTCTTTCCTCAGTAAGGATTTTGACGTTTTCAATCGTTTCCGTTATCAGTTTCATCGGTTTCTGTTTCGGTGGGTTCATCAAAGAATGTATTCGCGGCAACCTGCTTGTATGTTGCCATAGCATCAGATGCCTTAGCAAAAAGTAGATCATGAATAGCATCAATAGCAGATGCCCTGTCGTTGTCGCTGATCTTATCAACGATATTTACCACGCCAGGTTCAGGGTTATGTTGTTCCATAATAAGTATTCTGTATAATTTATTTATTATTTGTAGAAGGTGAAGGCATTTTCTTTGCCTTAGATACTTCTCTTTCTGCCGCAGCATCAGCAGAAATTGCCTCTCTTTCTGCAGCATCTTGCGCTTGCTGATCCTGAATTTCAGGAGCAAGGGCAGTGTTTGCTGCTGTCATTTGAGCCATAGCATTTGTTTCTGCTGGATCAATAGAGAGACCAGAAGAAATCTCTGCTTTCATCTGCTTATCAATATCCTTGTATTCCGTATCTTTTTGATTTAGAACATGACGACGGATATATTCAACAGAGAAATACTTACCAACAAAAGGATCCATCTGACTTACAGTCATCATCCTCTGGTTCATCATTTCAATTTCTTTTAGTTCATTGAAATGATTATCAAAGAGATAGTCATACTGGATATGCTCCTTCATATCATCCCAGTCTTCAGGAGAAATTACTCCTTTAAGAATGAGTTGAGTCTTGAGCATGTCGTGGAACATCTCAGAGAATCTCTTACGGAGACGACCAATGAACTTCGTAAACTTAAGTTCATCGCGAAGAACCTCAGTAGTTTTACCAAGATTAAATCCTTTGCTATCGTCAGTAAGACGTGAAGGTGGTAAGTTTAAAGAGTTGTATAATTTCTTTTTGAAATACTCAACGTCCTTAAGTTCTCCAAGGTTCTGTCCTCCAGGCAGCGTAGTAATTTCAGTACCACGTCCACCCTCTCTACGAGGCAACCAGAAATCTTCAAGCATACTCATGTGCTTTTTGTCATCACGCATCTCGCCAGTTTGTGCGTCATACACAAGCTTGTTGCGATAGCGAGACATGACATCACGCAAGTATTGTTCTGCTTTTACCTTAGGTAGATTGCCTACATCAATGTAGAAAATTCTACGCTCAGGTGCGCGTGATAATCTGTAGATAACAATTGAATCTTCAATCATTCTTAATTGATTGAGAGTCTTGATTGCCTTATGAAGGAAACCAAGAGTCATTCTTTTGTTTAAATCTTGTAGTCCAGAAGGACAGAATGTAATTGAATCAGTTGCCATCTTGACACCCTGAGACAAAGACATATCTCCAATCGGTCCTAGGACACCGCCTTTATAGAAACCTTTTGGATTGTACAGATAGTAATCGACAAACGTTCCATATTCATACTCAAGCGCCGTGCCTTTGATTGCTGCTTTCGCTAGAGAATCTTTTGGAGTATTGTCAATTTTTTGACGAACTTTCTTGATCTTCATCGGATCAATATAACGAAGTTCTGTAATACCTTTTCTGGGATTATCTAAATCGATAACCTTATGATAAAATAAACGTCCATCAATATACCAAGTTCGGACAATCTCATGTGCTCGATTGTCGAAGTTTAAAAGTCTTTTGAGATACTCAAACTCATTACGAATTTTAGTTTTTACTCCAGCACCAACACCTAGATTATCTAAGTTAATTTCTACAGGAGAATCGTAAGCATCACTTACGATAAACTCGTTAACAACTTCATCTACAGCACTATCCACCTCAGGATGAATTGCCATATCACGATAACGACGGATCATCTCAAACTCATTACGAGCTTGATTGTCCGTATCTACATACGTTCCATAATATCCACCTGCTGCTACTGCAACTGGATCTTCAGCAGAAGGAGGGACAGGAGATTGACCTCGCTGCCCCTCTTTTCTGTTAATTTGGAAGCCAAATAACTGACTCATGATTATCTATTTAACTTGTGCGCTTCCAACTATTTATCAGACCACGCCAATGCCAGAAACACCATCTCTGGATCCTGCTTGAGCAGTGAAGTAAGAATACTGCCACTCAACAGTGAATTCTTCAATCTGATCATTGCTATCATAAGCAAGATCGATAGGAGAAACATTAGTTGGGAAGCAGTACTTCAGAGTATATTCTCTGAGAATTGATCCTTCTTCGCTAGCATCTTTTTCAAGTTGCTTGACAGAAAGATCTGCCATGTAACCAGAAGTGGTTGATGGAGTGAAGAGAGGTGAAGTATTTGCTTCGTGGGTGTTGATGTTGTTTGCCCACTCTTCAAAGAATGCGCGAAGTTTGAAGTCCTTATCATTGAAGAAAGTAGCAGACCATGTATCGAAGGTGCGATCACCTGCGATTTTGACTGTTCTTCCTCTGAAAGGAACTTCGATCACACCTAGATTTGAACCTGGTAGAGCAGCGGACTTACAAAGAATATTTGTAAGGTTCAGATCCTCACCGCCCTTTGAAAGAGCGTCAGGAAACTGAACGTCCACCAGGAACATGTTGGGCTTAACGCCCTGACCGATAGTTTGTAAGAAACTAGAAACGTTTGACAGTGCCATTGTTGTTTATCTCGTAATTTTTTCTCTATAATTAATTATCATCTACCGATGACTTCAGCAAACGAAACGCCCGTCTTAGTAGCAGTTACTGTAACTGTTACATAATTGATGGAGCGTGTAGGCTTGAGGTAGAGTTCAGCGACAAACTCATTTCTGTCGATGACTTCTGGAGTATTGTTTGTGTCGTCACAAACAACCAAGAAATCTGTAACACCTCTACGTGCTTGAACTTCAGCAAGATATGAAGTCATTGAAGCAGCAAATGCTCCACGAGTTGTGCTGTCATTTTGCTCAAAGAGTACGCCTTCTGCGAGTCCTTTTGCTCTCTTCTCAACGTTGAGGAATAAACGACGGACGTTGATTCTATCAAATGCGGAAGGTGAAGCAAGAGCAGTTTTATCTCCAAATAGAACAGGACCAGAACCGACCATTGAGACGATTGGGTTTACTCTATTTGTGTAAAGATCATCACGTTGTGCTTTGTTTGGATTGAAAGCAAGTTTTACAACATTCTGAATACCACCACGATTTAGACCAGCAGGAGAGAACCAGTCATCAAGGATAGAAGAAGTTGAAACACATACACCAGCAACATCACCGTTACAACCTACGTAACGATACTTGTCATTGAAACGATCGTATGTATACTTAACACCACTGTCTAGAACAACATATGAAGAAGAACTGATGTTATCAAAGAATGCTATTGTGTTTGATAGTTGTAGTGCTGGAGTCAAAGCACTGCCACCAGAAGTAGCTACTTGAGTACCAGTCCAAGGAGAAAGGAATGCAACACAATCTTTTCTGCTGTTAGCAATAGCAGCAACTGCTTGTGCTTTAGCAACAGTATCGTTTTCGTTAGCAGCATTGCCACCCATCAAAACGAAGTCAACAACTGTTTGCTCTGTATCTAGGAACTCATCATATGCTGCTTGGATTTCACCAGCAGTATATGCGTAGTCATCAGCACCACCAGTTAAAGCACCACCTGCCGTAGGTAAGATTCTTGACAGTGCTAGTGGGGAAGCATTAGTAGCACCATAAGATGCTGCCGTTGCACCAGGATCTTCTCCAACAGATGTTGTATCATCTGCTGCTAGTGAAGCACCAGCATAGATGTAACCAGAATACTGATTTACATAATCCTTCCAATAAGATGAAGCACCTTCTGGAGTTTTGCCGTCAGTTAATTTTGTGAGATACGTTAGTCTCTCAACAATAGTATTGGTTGCTGTATCAACAACAGCAACGTGTACTTCGTCATTTGAAAGGAAACGCTCTGCGGCATACGCAGAAGTACCAGGACGAGGACCAATTGCTTTGTAAGTTAAACCAGTTGAAGCGATTGCTTGTGAATTGTAATCCCAAACAGTTGCTGTATCACCAGCTGCTGGAGTTGGAACAGCAGAACCTTTTACAATGGAGAAACTATTAGCGTTAATAACTTCATACACTTCGTGTCCTACAGCAGCATCGTCTGTATACGTGCCACCAACTGCTAAACCATGACCAGTTTTTGCGATGACATAATCAGCGCCACGGTCAACGATTACAACGCTAAGGTTGTTGCCGTCAGCACCAGCATAGCGAGCAGCAAACTTCTCGGAAGTTACGCCAGCATCGAAAGCATCCTTATCACCGATAAGAACACCACTACCACTTTCAGTAGCATTTAAAACACTAGTTGTTGCTCTAACAACTGCGAGTTGTCCGCCGTAGCGGAGGAATTCTGAAGCAACCAACCAATCTCCAGCGTTAGCCTCGGATGGTGTGCCGAACACATCAATAAGTTCTCTTTCGGAACCAATGTTTACAATTTTGCCTACTGGACCAGTGCGGAATGAAGAAGCAATAGCACCACGAATAGCGGTGGCTCCTACTACAACAGCATTGGAAAAATCACGTTCTCTAATAACAACACCAGGCGAGACTTGACTTGCCATGTTTTATACCTCTTTAGATATCAAATTTATCTAAAGGTATTTAGATTTTTGAATGTTTCACTGGTGGTGAACTGTGCATGAACTACCAGTCAGGATAAATTTCTGGTCCGAATCTAGGGACAGGATCATATGGTATGTCTGGTTTATCTTTCCTCTTTTTTCTAGATTCCATAACCCTTTTGACATTACACTCTTTACATTCGTAGGCGTATGCTGATGGATGTCCTTTCTTAGTTTTTCTCGTTAGATAAAAATCTTCTATAAGATCTTTTTTAATCCCACATGATCTACATTTTCTTTCTTTGAATAGAATATGTTCTAATGAAAATTGGTCTTCAATATTCATTAGTAGTTCCACATGTATCCGACTTCTTCTTGCTTGTCTCCATATTCCCAAAGGTTTCCATCTCCATCAACAAAAGTATCATCACCCATACCGTCATCAAGGAAACCAAATGGAGCCATGTCTTGTTCTATTTGATTACGTTGTTCGTCATAGATTCTTCTTCGGATATCCTGATCTGTCATCTCTTTAAAATACTCTTGCATGACTAACCACGCAAAGAGAACCATACACATTACAAGGTCGTCATGGTATCCTTCATCTGCTTCCCATGCTTGCTTCTTCTGTACGAATGTAGTAAGTTCTTGGAAGATCTGGAAGTCGTTGAATATTAATTTGTCTTCTTCGATAATAGCTTTAAGATTAGAGCAACCGATCTTCTTGACCGTTACGCTCATCTTAACACCTAGTTGTGTTTTTGATCCTGAGAATCCTTGCCCCACGACTTGACCTGCTCTACCACGCATCGCACACATAAGTACATTAGGATATTCAAGATCGTAATTAAGAGTAGCAGCGATACTATCACCAATATCATTTACTTCTACCAGAACGTATGGGTTATTATATTCTTTACAAATTTGAAAGATTACTGAGGGAAACAGTATAGGTTTAATCTCATTATTTCTGTACTTTGCAACGATCTTATACGGCATCGTGGTGATATCAAACACGAGGAAAGCACTATAGTCGCCACCAATTCCTCTGGCAACATCGACAGTAATAATATATTCGTGATCCTTTTCGACTCTCTCATAGATATCAAGTCCAGCATTAGATTTAATCGGATCAGCGAATGGTATAGTTTGTAGTTTTGATGGACTGATTAAAGTATCAGCAGATCCAAGGAAGTCGCATTCAAACTCCTGCGCGAACTGTCTTGGAGATGTGTTCTTAATAGTCTCTTCTTTCCACTTAGCATCTCTGCCAGGTACTTGAGACCAGTGAACTTCGTTAGTAGTATAATCATTCTTACCTCTCCTAGCATCCTCCCACATCTTGTAGAAGTGATTCATGCCATTAGGCGTAGAGATAATAATTACTTTCGTTGATTTACCAGAAGTAATAGTAGGATAAACAGAGGCAAAGAATTGCTCCGCAACATGGTTTGGAACGAATGCGAACTCATCGAGGAAGAGAATGTTAAACGACATGCCTCGGACAGCACTCGCAGATGTAGAAGCTGCCAATATCTTACTGCCATTCTCTAACTCCACATTACCTTTGTTCCATACCAATACACCATGCTGCATCCACTTTGGTAGATTCTCGTAAGCAAGTTGTAATCTTCCTAGCAGTTCCCTAGCGGTAGATGCCTTGTTTGCAAGAATACCAATATTAACACTATCGTAAAAAATTGCATAATAAAGAAGATAAGCGACAACCGTAGTAGACTTTCCTGTTTGTCTTGGGAGCTTTGCGATGTTGAATCTTGTTTCATGAAAATCACTCAAAATCTTTTTTTGAAAATCATACATCTCAAAAGGTATCAAACCCTCATCAAGAGAGATGATTTTTATATAGTTCATCGCAAAGTAGATGGGATCATTCTTACACTTGATCCACTCATCAATCTGCTTCTTTGTAAATTGTATTGGGGTCCCAGCCTTTTTCAGGTTGGGATTACCCAAGTATACATCAGTACCAGTTGCCAAAACAAAAACCTAGTTCACCACTAGTATTTATCTTTGTTCTCTTCTTCTAAATTTTCTAAAAATTCTAGTCGTTTTTTCCACGTATCTCCGCCTTCCATTCCTTTTACAGGATTGATACAAGTGTCATCTCCTAATTTGTTGCAAACAAGACCTGCTAAATCTGCTTCATTACCTACAGCACCTGTAGCCCAACGGTGTTGACCGTTCATCCATGTAGCACCACATTTAGGACATTCTTTTCTCTCAATCTTGAGATCCGACAGTTCCTTATCGTTGGTCATTTTTTAATTCCTTTGCGAGTTTATTGAAGTCAGGTAGATCCTTTATAAGTTGTTGTTCTAATTTACGTTTCATCAAAAACATTTTAAATTTAATCCACTGATACCTGATCACAAGATCAGCATAAGCGAATAAGCGCATAGTTTCTTCCACGCCAGCATACGCTACCATGAGAACAATGAGAGTGATGATTACATATATGCCAAGCATGATAATATTCCACTACAAACATTATAGTGTATGTAGTGAAAAATATTGTATCGTTAGGCTACATTTTTATAAGTGTTGGTTTGCACTCATTCTACTAATGTTCCATGCTCACGGCGAATCTCTTTCAGTGCTTCGAGATTCATATCCTTAGTGCCTCCATCATAGGCGTGAGCATAACCTTCAATAATCATTTGCTCGTTAAGGGACACACTGTCGTCCCCAATGTAAAGCCAACCCAGAAGACGCCCGTATTTGCCAGTGCCACCAACAAGTTCAGTCCTAACAGACAACTCATCATCACCAGCCAAAGTGCCTTCGAGTTTTTCTTTGAGCCAGTTGGTTGCGTCGATTCCAAGTGCTTTCTCCTCTAAGTTTTTTGTCCTCTTCTCTGGCGTATCGACACCAGCAACTCTTACTCTTTCTTTTTTATAGAGATCAAAACCAAGATCAATTGTAACATCAATAGTGTCACCATCAAGTACACGATTGATCTCCGTCACCCGGAAGTTGTAGCAGCTCTTCCTGCTCGGTGGTGTCAATGCTCCCATGAGATTCTCTTTTATCAACTCCTAGTATATAGTAGATACTATAACCAGCCATACAAAGAGAAAGAAAAACCATAAAAATAACCGACCACACAGGATCGTTTACATTAGTATGTGGGTGTAATAATAAATTCATTTTTTAACTGGCCAAGTAAGTTCCATTCCTATTGTAAGTAGTAGAATAAATCCAAATACAAATACAGCACTCATAATTCAATAATAGATAAGAAAAAAAGAATCAATCCAAAGGAACAAAACAGACCAGTTAAAATAAATGGTATAGAACTACTCATCTCTCTTGCTTTTGCGAGATGGTATCATCTGATATGAAAGTTTATCCCTCAAGAGATTAATTCTTTCTTCGTCAAAATGAGCGAAGTTGGGATACTTCTCTACTTTTTTATAATAGTGTAAAGCGTTTTGGATGATTGTAAAATCTTCCATGGTTAATTCAAAGTTCATTAAATTTATAATCTAACATCATTCGGAAAAGAGAATCTCTCATTATCCATAGGTGCTCTTGTTCTTCAGGTGGGCGTGCTGGAGATCCTTCCCACATTTCCAATCTCTTTATTACACAATGATGTAATAAACGTATATCTTCTATAGTTAAATCTACGTTGTAATCGGGTTCCTTATTCATGTTTATGGAAAGGTTCCCAATGCTGCCAGTCGTATTTATGAACTGCCCACATTCCTATGATGGGGACAAAGACTAAAATGGTTGAGAGGAATCCTAATCCATATGGGTTGTTTAATACAACACCACAGAATCTAGCAAATTGTAACATCATAGTGTGTAAGCGTTGTTAAATCCCCAGATAACATAAAAGACAATACCACCTAAAATTATCATTGATGGTATTACTTTTATATC